CAGCAGATGTAATTGATCGCAACCAATTAATTGGTCAGATTTATGTTCAACCTACTAAAACTGCTGAATTTATTATCTTAGACTTTACTTTAATGGCAACTGGGGCAACTTTTCCCCAATAAATAAGTAATAAATAACAATAATAGCTCCAACGAAAGTTGGAGCTTTTTTTATCCTTCATATATTTATTGTCGATCCAAATGAAATAATGTCATGACAAAAATATGTACTAAGTGTAATACTGAAAAACCATTAGATAACTTTGCTAAAGATAAAAATGGAAAATATGGTGTAAAGAGTAAATGTAAAACATGTATTAAAGAATATCGTAGTGTGTATAATGCTGATAATCAAGATAAAATTAAAGAATATAATATAATTAATAAAGATAAATTATCAATTCAACACAAAGAACATTACATTAAAAATAAAGAAAAACACATTGAACGAAATAAACAATATGGAAAGGATAATCCTGAAGTAAGACGTAAAGCAACAGCCAAATACCTAAAATCTAATCCAGAATATTATAGGCAATATCGTAAAAATAGATATGATACAAATCCACAATTTAAGTTAAGAATTATATTAGGTACTCGTCTAAGTGAAGTTTTAAAGAAAAGCAAAACATATAAAACATCAAATATAATCACATTATTAGGATGTAGTTTAGATGAAGTAAAACAACATATAGAAAAACAATTTACTGAGTTAATGTTTTGGGATAATCACGGTATTTATTGGGAGGTAGATCATATTATTCCTTGTGATAAATTCGATTTAACAGATATAGAACAACAGAAACAATGTTTTCATTATTCTAACCTACAGCCTTTAACAAAAACAGAAAACAGACAGAAGTCGAATAAGTAATTTATTTTCCCCTGTTTTCATATATTTATTAACAAATAATAAACAATAAAATACATGGCAGTTCTTGACCCGTCAGAGATAATGTTCACCGCTTTTGAACCAAAAGTTCAAAATCGTTTCATAATGTATATAGATGGTATCCCATCATATTTAGTAAAATCAGTAGCTTCTCCATCATTCGATGCTGGTGAAATCGTATTAGACCACATTAACACTTACCGTAAAGTTAAAGGTAAAGTAAGATGGCAAGATATGTCTATGACATTATACGATCCAGTAACACCTTCAGGTGCACAATCAATCATGGAGTGGGCTCGTTTAGCTCACGAATCAGTAACTGGACGTGATGGATATTCAGATTTTTATAAGAAAGACTTAGTTCTAAACGTATTAGGACCAGTTGGTGATGTAGTATCAGAATGGATTATCAAAGGAGCATATGCAAAAACTGCTAACTTTGGATCGTATGACTGGTCAAACGAAGCAGCTGTTTCGATTGACTTAACAATTGCTATGGATTACTGCGTATTGAATTACTAGTAAACATTATTTATATTTTATCCCTCTTCAATACTTGTTATCGGAGAGGGATTTCTTATTTACATTAACAATATGATAAAATTAATAGATATCCTAAATCATATTCAGCAAGATTTTGATTATAAATCACTACATCATTTGACTGATCAAAATCTATTCGAATCATATGTTATGTTGGGTGAATTATTAGATCCAGACAATGCGTATTCGTATGAACAAAGTATTAAAGGATTATGGCAATATGTAGATTCATCAAATAATACTTATTTTGTTAGGATAACATACCAACCAACTAAAAATCCATATTATGAATTAAAAACAGGATATTTCAATTCAGATGGAAAACCACAATACGATCCTGCTGTTCCTGAATCATCAACAACAAAAGATTGGGATAAACGTAGCAATACAATGGCTAAAATATACCGTGATGAAGTTATACCATATTTTTTAAACCAAACATTAACTAATACATTAATAATAAAACCATTAGAGATAAAACGATACCAATTCAGTGTACGAATGGTAGATAAGTTTACTCCATTAGATAAACTACAAATAACATACAATAAACCACAATCTATAATTATTATAAAAAATTAATCAGCTATATATTTATATACGCACAATAAAACTGTTATATGGAATCTAAATTCAAATTACCAACCGAAACAATCACATTACCTTCAAAAGGTTTATTATATCCAAAAGATAATCCATTATCTTCGGGTGAGATTGAAATGTCATATATGTCTGCAAAACATGAAGATATTTTAACTAATTCAAATTATATCCAAAATGGAACTGTAATTGATAAATTATTACAAGCATTAATCGTATCACCAATTGATTTTAATACATTATTGGTTGGAGATAAAAACGCATTATTGTTTGCTGCTCGTATTTTAGGATATGGTAAAGATTACCAAATTCAATTCTATAATTCATCAACAAAACAACAAGAACCATATACTGTTGATTTAACAACATTAAGTGAAAAAAACATTGATGAGTCTTTAATCACTCCAGGTACAAACGAATTTTCATTTACATTACCACAATCAAAAAACTTAGTAACATTTAAAATACTAACACATGGTGATGAAAGAAAAATCGATCAGGAATTAAAAGGATTAAAAAAACTATATCCAAACGAATCATTCGATGTAACAACTCGTTTAAAGCACCTAATAACATCTGTTGAGGGAATGCGCGAAACTAAAGATATCCGTGAGTTCGTCGATACTGCTCTGACCGCTCAAGATTCACGCTCATTACGCGAGTATTACTCAAAAATAACACCAGACATAAACACAGCTATTACGGTTGAAAAGGATGGATACACACAGGAGGGTGTAGATATCCCAATCGGGATTAACTTTTTTTGGCCTAACACCGGAGCATAGATTAGGAGTATTTTCTCAAATCCATGAAATTGTTTATCATGGTAATGGTGGTTATTCTTGGAGTGATGTTTATGATATGCCAATATGGTTGCGTAAATTCACATTTAGAAAAATTCAAGATTATATTGATAAACAAAACGAAGAAATAGAAAAACAGAGAAATAAATCCACTAATACAACTAAAGCAGAAATATCACGTCCTGCTATTAAACCCGATTATTCATTCAAGGCATCACCACAAAAGTGATGCTTTTGATATTTATATTATATAATTAATTATGGATAATAATACTAAAAAAAATCTTGATGAAATAAAACTTTATTTAGATGAAACTTTACAAAGCATTTCAACAAAGTTTTCTCAAGCTATATCTGATGCTATAGTTGATGCTACCGATAATATTGATGCTAAAGTACTTGAATCTGTTGGGCGTGATATAAGCAGAACTTTTAGTAAATTATCCAAAATTTCAGATGATGTTGCAGGAAATATTAATAAGATTAAAAATGGATTAGTATCTTCTAAAGATGTTAGTAAACAAATTTCAAATTTACAAGATAAACAAAATCTACTTCAAAATAAACTTAACATAGCTAAAATATTAGGAGTTCAATATGATGAAGAAGATTATCAAACTTTATTAAAAATATTTAAAATCCAAGAACAGCGTTTAAAACGAGAAAATCAATATGCTGATTTATTAAATAAAGCTACAGGAGCTGCTGGTCAATTTGCAGATGTATTAAGTAAAATTCCTATATTAAATAAGTTTATTGATACTAAACAAATTAAACAAGATTTAATAAGCGCTGCTTCTTCAGGTAAAAGAGGATTTGAATTATTTGGAGTAGTTTTAGAAAATATAGGACAGTCTTTTAAAGCATTGGCTCTTCCTTTAGCTTTACTCTATATAGGTAAACAAATATTAGTAGCAGATGAAAATACTACTAAATTAGCTAAATCGTTAGCTCAATCAAAAACAGAAGCTGCAGGTACTCAAGTAGAGTTAACTGCTATGGCTTTTGCTAGTGGTGATGCTTATTTAAATACTAATAAATTAGTTGAAGCTACAGTTAAATTAGGTCAGCAATTAGGAGTTGCTAAAGTATATTCAGCAGATGTTACTACTGAATTTGCTAAGTTAACTGGACAAATGGGACTAGCAGAAGGATCTGCTGCTGGTTTAGCTAAAATGTCTATAATGTTAGGCAAAAATTCCCATAATGTAACTACAGAAGCATTGGGAACTGCTAGAGCACTAGAATCCCAAAATGGAATATTACTTAACGAACAACAAATACTTGAGGAAACTGGTAAAGTATCTGGTCAGTTGCTTGCTAATTTCAAAGCAAATCCAACAGCGATTGCTGCTGCTGTTACTCAAGCTAAATTATTAGGCACATCATTAGAAACAACTAAAAAACAATCAGAATCATTACTTGATTTCCAATCATCAATTCAAAATGAATTACAAGCTGAATTAATTACAGGGCAACAATTG